AATAAAGACCCCTTACATTTAGTAGGGGGTTTTTTATTATATTTATTGTAAATTTGTAAAAAAGATGTATGTCATATAATAATTTTATCATTGATTTTACTTTGACCGACATAGGTACAGTTGTTGAGCCTGTTACATTAGCAGAGGCAAAATTGTATTGTAGGGTTACTACAAATGTTGATGATAACCAAATTTCCTTGATGATTAAACAAGCAAGGGAAGCGGTTGAAGTAGGTACAGGATTGAGTTTAATAGCAAAGACTGCGGTTGTATGGTTTACAAATTGGGATGGACATTTTAATCTGCCTTATGGTCCGATGAATAGTTTTACATCTTTAATAGACCAAAACGGAGACACTATTGTTGCTGCTGATTACACTTTAGTAGGTGGTAAGTTCCCACAATTACAAAGACCACAATTTCAAAACTTAAAGGCTACTTATGTGGTAGGTTATGCAACTATTCCGAACGATTTAAAGATTGCGATTTTAGACCAAGTTAGTTACGATTACGAAAATAGAGGATTGGATAGTGATACAGGTATTTGTGAAAAGACTTGGAAAGCGTGTCAGCGTTGGACAAGAATAAGCCCAATATTATGAGGATAGGAAGCAAAAAGGCAAACTATGTTGATGCCAACACAATGTACTCGGAAATAGGCTTATATGTGCCTACAATCACCGCTGATGGGCAAGGTGGCTATACAACTACCTATGCCTTACAAGAAGTCGTATTTGGGGATTTTAGACCTATGGATGAAAGTAGGGCATTGTTAGAATTACAATTGAGTTTTACTCGTTCTGCTAAAGTATTTATCAGGTACGATGTAACGATTAACAATATGTACAAAATAGAGGCTGAAGGCGAAATGTACACAATCCATTCAATCAAGGATGTAGAGAATCAGTTTAGATTTTACGAAATATTAATGTACGCATAATGGCATTTGCAGTAAGTTTAACTGGATTTAAAGAACTTGAAGGCAAGTTAAAAAACTTGACTACTGCATTAAAAGTTGATGTAAGTGATGAAATAAACGCATCTGCACTAAAAATAGAGAATCAGGCTAAAAGATTAGCACCTGTAAACTTTGGTCAATTAAGGAACTCAATAGCACTTACAAAAGATGGTGAGTTGACATATTCGGTTGCTGCTAACGCTTCGTATTCGGCTTATGTTGAATTTGGCACAGGACCACAAGTAAATGTACCTGCTGATTTTAAATCTTATGCTCAACAATTTAAAGGTAAAAGCGGAGGCAAGTTTAAGGATATGGTTGAAGCATTAACTTTGTGGGTAAAGCGTAAAGGAGTTGGTAATGGTAAAAATGACAAAGGTTTGGCTTTTGTAATAGCTTTAAGCATATTAAGAAAAGGTATGCGACCACAACCATTTTTATTGCCAGCTTACGAAATGGAAAAACCTAAATTGATTGAAAGACTAAATAAATTATTAAATGCTTAATCCTAATATAGAAATAAAGAAGTGGTTTTATACCAACTTAACAAGTTCAAGCACACTACCTGTTTATGATGGGATAGCACCTGATAACGCAGTAGATGAATATGTAATTATGAGTGGCAGAACATCCGCACAGGAACAAGGTAAAATCAGTTATACGAATGCCGTTACTATGGATGTTGACATTGTCATAAAAAATAGTAACTTTGGATATAAAAGAGCCGAAACGATAAGCAATTTAATACTAACTGCAATCAATTCCGACACGAATATAACCCTTGCAAATGGGTTTTATGCTTCAAGTTTGGTGGTTGGTGCAATTAGAAATTTAGATGGTTTAAACCCTTTGGACAATGTATTTAGAACAATAATAACTTACAATATAATAATAACTCAAAATTAAATAAAATGGCAGAAACTAAAGTAAGCGGTAGAGACTATATCCTACTTGCAGACATAAACAACGATGGTACTTTTTTACCTGTTGCGTGTCTTACAACAAACTCATTGACATCAACTAACGACACAATTGATGCAACTTCTAAATGTGGTAATCAATACACACCAAGTCCTGTATTTTCACAATCTTTTGAGTGTGAAGGATTTGCAATTGATGAAACAGGAACTCCTAGTAAGGATTCTTACCAACAATTATATGTTGCTCACGCTGCAAAGACTTTATTTGCAATCAAAATGGGTAAAGCAACACCAACTTCAGGTGATATTACTTATGGTGGTGTTGGTCAATTAGTGTTTATTAGCGATTTTGGAGTGCAAGCAGATGATGGTGATGATGTTAAATTTACTGCAACATTTGTAGTAAGTGTTCCACCAATTACACAAACTGAAACTGCATAAACCAAAAACTAAACTATGTTTGAATTAAGACTGAACAACAACAAAACAATCCCTTTGAAGTGGGGTACTTGGGCAATGAAAAGATTTTGCGAATTAGAGAATAAATCTCTTTTGGACTTAATCAATATTTTATCAAGTGGGGCTTTTGAATTAGGAACAATTGTGCATATAATCCAAGCATCTGCCGAAAGCGGATGTAAGACACTAAATCAACCAATTGAATTTAACGATGTTATCGTTTGCGATTGGATTGATGAGGTTGGTGGGTTATCTGCAAAGGATGGTCAGCTAATAGATTTTATTAAATTTATGCAGACTTCAATGATTCCTGAAACAAAAGAAAATGCCGAAGTAACCAAAGACAAAGGAAAAAAAAAATAGGAATATATAGCTGGGATTCAATAATTATTCTCGCAATAGAAGTTGGCTTGACAATTAATGAGTTTTGGCAACTTACTTGGCGGGAATTTTTATTATATAAAAAGGCTTACGAGAATCAGCAGATAAAGGAATGGGAAAGGACAAGAACTTTAGCTTATATGATTTATAGGTCAAATTCAACGGATAAAAATCCGAAAAGTATAAAGTCCTTTTTCCCTTTGCCTAGTGATGAAGTAGAAGAAGAAAAGCCTAAACTAACGCAAGAGCAACTAGCAAGGACATTAAAGTTGTACGGAGTAAAATAATAAAATGGCACAAGAAACATTAAAAATTACGATAACCGCTGACAATAAACAAGCGGTTCAAAATATACAGGAAACTGTTACTGCCACAACTCAATTGGGTGCTGCCTTTAAGAAAGTTGCTCCAGCAAGTAATCAAGCGACACAGGCTTTGGTCAATGTTTCAAGGGTTGCTCAAGATGCTCCATACGGATTTATTGGTATTGCGAATAACTTAAACCCTTTATTAGAATCCTTCCAAAGATTAAAAGAGACAAGCGGTTCAGCAGGTAGTGCTTTAAAAGAGATGGCGAAGGGTTTAATGGGTCCAGCAGGTATCGGTCTAGCATTGGGTGTGGTTTCATCTTTGATAGTCGCATTTGGTCCGAAAATAGCAAGTTTTATTAATGGAACAACCGAAGCAAGTAAAGCACAAGACAAATTAAAAGAAAGTTTAGATAAAGCACAAGCATCTGCAAGTGAAAATGGTATTAAATTACTTGCTTATATTAATGTTGCTGAAAACGCAAACAATACGGATGCAAGGAGAAAGGAAGCATTAGATGCAGTTAAGAATGAATTAGGTAAAGTAAATGCTGCTTATACAACTAGTATTAAAACAACGGATGATGCTAAAAACGCAGTCAAATTATATACAGAGGCTTTAGTTGCACAAGCAATTACTTCAAGATATATAGATGAAATTGCGGATAAGAATATAAAATTAACCGATGCTACAAAATTAGCAACAAAAGCTGGTCAAGAATATGTTGCAAGTGTAGAGAGGTCTAAAAATATGATTAATGGTTATGTAGATGCTTCCGTAACAGTTGCAGCCGTAACCAATAGAGATAAAGATGCGTACATAGCAGCAGGAGCAGCAGCACAAGTATTAAAAAATGATATTGATGATTTAAATACATCAGTAACAACAACAATACAAAATGCTTTGAATAATCCATACTATGTAATGGATAAAAGTGCAAAAGAATTAGATAAAACTATTATAGAAGTAACTAAAAACTATAAAGCGTTTACTAAATTAACTGCTGAACAAGTTGGAACAATTTTACCAACTGATAAACCTGTTTCACCTGTTGCACCAGCAGCACCACAAATGTTAGGACAAAGAGGTCCATCACAAGCCATTATTGATGCAGCAGCAATATCAGCAGCTGCAAGAGAACAACTTAAATTTAATTATTTATTAAACGAAGCAGCAACAACTGCAACATTTTTAGCAGAAGGTGTTGGCAATATATTTCAATCACTTGTTCAAGGTGAAAATCTTGGTGAATCAGTTTTAAATGTATTTAAAGATTTAACATTACAATTAGCACAAATGGTTATTCAGGCTTTAATATTTAAAGCTATTATGAGTGCATTAGGAATGGGTGGTGCAGTTGGAACAACAAGTGATTTAACGGGTGGTTTATTAGGTGGATTAGGAAAGTTATTAGGATTTACTCCAATGGCTGAAGGTGGAATAGTAAGCAAACCAACATTTGCAATGGTAGGTGAGGGTGGCGAAAGCGAAGCAGTTATGCCTTTGTCTAAATTAGATAGCATATTAAGTAGTGCATTTACAAGCGGTGCAAATTCGGGTGGTGGAATGTCAAACGGAGGTTCATTTGTATTAAGAGGCAATGATTTGGTTTTAGCATTACAAAGGTCTAATTCATCATTAAATTTAAGGCGAGGTGGCATATAACTTAAAATACCAAATAACTGCTGCAACCAAAAACAATGAAGTTGCGGTTGTGGAAATGTATATTGATGAAGTAGTTGCTGCGGTAATTGAATATCCTGCAACTGCAATTCAGTTGCAATACATACCAAGAAGTGATGATATTTACGAACCTATTTATGCAAGTCAGTTAAATGTTAGTATTGATGTAACGGATGATGATGATAATATGCCTGACTTTACAACTTTAAACGATAGGAAATATTTAGTTAAGTTATTTATAGATGGTGTTATTTATTGGCAAGGTTGGGTTTTAAGTGATTTGGTACAATACTCATTTACCACAGGTAGAAAAGAATTATCTTTTAATGCTATTGATGGGCTTGGAATGTTAGATTATATTCCATTTACTTATGTTGAAACTAATGTGGCAGGTAACACAAAATTAAGCCCACAAAGCACACTTTATTTTTTATATTCTTGTTTGGCTAAAATAGGATTCCCAACAGGATTGAATCTTATTACTGCTTGTTCTTATTATGCAGCTGGTATGTTAAATAGGGGTGATGGTAGTCAATACGAACCATTTAATCAAAGTTATTTACGACCTGTTTACTTCCAAAATGATGATGAAACATACGAGACTTGTTTGGTTGTTTTGACTAAAATATTAAAGTCATTTGGTTGCAAACTATATCAATCTAATGGCAAGTGGTATATTGTAGCGGTTAATGAATTTGCTGCTGCTCCTTATTTTGCATTTACATATTTTACGGAATATACACCAAGTGGAACATTGGTTACATCAGGCACATTTAATACATTAAGCGAAATACAACCATATACAGGAAATGTAAGCGGTTTATACTTTACTAATAATAGCCAAATAAAGCTATTTAAGAAAGGTTATAACAATTTTAATTATAGATACGATATTAGTTTCTCACCTAACTACATATCAAATCCAAATCTAAAGAGTTTAACAAGTGGTTTCCCTACATTATGGCAAACATTTAATCAAGGTTCAGGTGGAAGCGTTGCAATAGTTAGTAAACCATACGAAGCAAGTGATTGGTTTAATATTACATTAGGAACATCAACAGGTGTTACAGGATTAACTGAAGTGCATACAAATCCTGTTGGATATGTAACCGAGAATGACACTTTAACTTATACACAAACATTTTTTGAGCAAAGTATTAATAAGGTAAGAGGACAAATACAATTACAAATAACAGGTATCGGTGGAGGTGCTGCAATCTATTATTTAAATGTTGATAGCGTTTGGCAAGATGCTTCGGTTGCACCTTTTGATAATTATTATGAAGTTCCTTTAGTAGAAGAAGATGAAATAAATGAGGTATCAATAACAACACCACCAATTCCTATAAATGGCACTTTAGCAATAACTTATATGCTAACACAAGATATTGTGAATTGTGCTACTAATGTAAAGATTGGTTCTTTTGGATTGACATTTGAATCCCCTTTATCATTGATTACATCTACTTCAATAGTTGATGCAAATAACCAATATCAATTAGAAATGGATTTGCCTTTAGGTTACCCTATTTATAGCGGTGATGGTGTAAATAGAACACAGGCAAATATGGCTTACGGAACTATCCAACAATTAGTATCAGGGAATTTTGTATCAGCAACAGGATGGTATCGTTACGGACCTTATACAACCCCTACGGATGGTTTAAGCCAAACTATAATGAAGGAATACATAAACAATTATAGAAGGAACTTAATAAATGTTGATTGTAACTTATTTGGAATAACTACAACCAACGGAAATTTTGCTGCTAATAAGTTATTACAAATATTAGATACTGACCCAGCACAAATAAACATACAAGATAATAGATATATGACAGGCAATATGACTATTGACATAGTAGGATGTGAAACTCAAGCTACTTTATTAGATATTTCTAATGAGGAACTTGCAAGCACAATAGAAACAATATTCACAGTAAACGGAGTACCTTTTAATTAATTAACTTTGTAATATGGCAGATAAAGTACAGGGCAAAAATATAATGTTGTATTATTTTGAACCACCTTCGGTTACATATCCAGCAGGTAGGGATATTGCTTTTTCGTGTTCAACAAATTGCACATTTAGTGTAAGCGTTGACCAAAAAGAGGTAACAAGCCAAACGAGTGCTTGGTATAGAGAATACAAGAATGATACTGCAACTTGGAGTGTAACTTGTGATGGTCTTATAACTTTGGATGGTTATGGCTATTTATTTTTACTTGAGCAACAACAAGACCGCACTACAATTTTAGTAAAGTTTGTTATTGACAACGGAGTTGATGGTTTGGTAGTAATTAGTGGGGATTGCAATTTGACAAGTTTACAAATTAACGCACCTTATAAGGACATAGCAACGTATAGTGTATCGTTACAGGGTACAGGTGCTTATGCTACAACAGGAACTGAAATCAATCCTGAAGGGGTTGTAATTGTTGCTGGAGGTGCGGTTTACACAAAGGGAACTGTTGCAGCAGGTGGAGAAACTACAATCACTTATGGCGATATGATAGGCAAGGCTTGTCTTTATGTTTCTCGTGGTGGTATTGATGTTCAAGATATTTTAACGACAGGAACGGCAGTTGATGAGCAAGTGAAGTGGAATAGTACAACAGGGGTATTGACATTTGGAAGGGTATTAGAAAGTGGGGAGTTTATTAGGGCATTATTTCAATAATTTAGTTATAAATTAATATAAGATGGCAAATCAAATAGTTATAACATCAGGTGCTAAAGTTAGAGGTTTAAATGGAGTTTTGACAGGTACTTCAGGAATTGTTAGTTCCGTTCCTTTAGGTGCTGCTAATGGTGTTGCTACTTTGGATAGCGGTGGAAAAGTTCCTGTATCTCAATTGCCGTCATCGGTAGTAACTTATTTAGGTACTTGGAACGCAGCAACAAATACTCCTACTTTAGTAAATGGAACAGGGGATAACGGAGATTTATATATTTGTAATGTAAGCGGTACTGTTAACTTTGGAGCGGGTCCTATAGCTTTTGTGGTGGGAGACTGGGTGCTATACGGCTCGGGTCAATGGCAAAAATCAAGTGGACAAAATGGAACAGTTACGAGTGTAGCGGTTACTGAAAGCGGAGATAGTTTAAATATTACAGGCTCACCCATTACTACAAGCGGAACGATTAACATAGGATTCAACGGAACTAATCTACAATATGTAAATGGAGCAGGAAATTTGACCACATTCCCTACATTAATCACTTCCATAGGTTTATCTATGCCGAGTGCTTTTAGTGTCGCAAATAGCCCTTTAACGGCTAATGGAACGATTGCAGTAACAGGAGCAGGTGTTGCTTCACAATATATCAGGGGAGATGGTACTTTGGCTAACTTTCCGACATCTGGAGGTGGTGGAAGTTCTGTTTCTTATTATTTAAATGGAAGTATTAATCAAGGTACAATAGGCGGTGTTACTTATTATGAAATGAATAAAGTGCCAGTGATAGGTGCTGGAACTGATTTTTCAAGAGGTAGTAATGGATATATTGCATCTTTTTTAACGGATGCTAATGACCCAGCTTTATTAGAAATCCCAGCTGGTAATTGGAATTTTGAAACATATTTAAGTGCTTCAAGCGGTGGTGGTAGTCCAACTTTTTACATTGAGTTGTATAAATACGATGGCACTACTTTTACGTTGATTGCATCTAATAGTGCATTCCCTAAATTAATTAATGATGGAACAAGTATTGAGGCTTACTTTAGTGCTTTAGCCGTTCCTCAAACAAGTTTAACTTTAACGGATAGATTAGCAGTTCGTATTTATGTAACAACGGCTGGAAGGACAATTACTTTACACACAGAAAATAGCCATTTATGTCAAGTTATTACTACATTTAGTACAGGTATTACTGCATTGAATGGTTTGACTGCTCAAGTGCAATACTTTCAAGTAGGAACGAGTGGAAGTGATTTCAATATCTCAAGTACAACGGCTACGCATACTTTTAACATTCCTGATGCGAGTGCAACTGCAAGGGGATTGATTACAACAGGAACTCAAACGATAGCAGGAACAAAGTCTTTTGGTATAGTTAAATTTGATGGTGGAATATATCTTAAAGATAGTGCTATAACAAGCATTATAAGTGGATATACAGCAATAGGTTCAGTTACAGGGGGAATATATATAAGTTTAAATGGTTCTATATATCAAAGTACTTTAGCTTTTAATAGTGCCGCAGATTTTACATATCAATTTCCTTCAGCAAGTGGTACAATAGCTTTAGTTGGTGGTAGTGGTGTAGGAACAGTTACAAGCGTAGCTGCTTTAACAATAGGAACAAGTGGAACGGATTTAAGTTCAAGTGTTGCTAATAGTACAACAACCCCTGTAATTACTTTAAATGTACCTACTGCAAGTGCAACAAATAGAGGTGCATTATCAAGTGCGGATTGGACAACATTTAACAATAAGCAAAACGCTTTAACTAACCCAATAACAGGAACAGGTACTACAAACACCTTACCTAAATTTACTGCTGCATCTACAATAGGAAATAGTAATATTACAGATACAGGTTCTTTGATTACTTTGGGTTCTAGTACTACAATTTCAAGTGGAATATTTAGAGTTGGTTCATCTTCAATAATAGCATTTCAATTATATGCATCTAAAAATATAACTGGAGGAACTAGTGCTGGAGAAGTTCTTTCAGATGGTATAACACAATCCGATGTGACAAATAGGTCACAATATTTTGCAACTGCAGCTTCTACTGCGGCTGCTTCATTTACATTAGCAAGTTTATTTCATTTTAGAGCAACACAATCTACTTTTGGGGCTGGTAGTACAGTTACAAATCAAATTGGTTTTGAAGTTGATGCCACTTTAATAGGTGCAACCAACAATTTTGGATTTAGAGGTTTAATTCCAAGCGGTACTAATCGTTGGAATTTATATATGGGGGGTACTGCTGCTAACTATATGGCAGGTTCATTGGGGATTGGTAGTACAAGTTTGACAGGGATAAATTTAAATGTAAATAAGAATGTTACAGGTTCTACTACATCTTATAATATCATTTCTCAAGGTGTAATACAAAGTGATGTTACATCAAATGGTCATTACTTTATGTCAGTTGCATCAACAGCCGCTGCTGCTTTTACACTTCCAAATCTTTATCATTATAGAGCATTTTCAGGTACATTCGGTGCAGGTTCAACAGTTACTAACCAATATGGATTTTTTGCAGATTCAACATTAACAGAGGCTACAAACGATTATGGATTTTATGGAAACATAGGAGCTGCTACGAACAGATGGAACTTGTATATGGCAGGAACGGCTGCTAACTATATGGCAGGAAATACATTTATTGGGGCTACAACAGATGATACTATTAGCAGATTACAAGTTTATGGAACGAATTGGGCAGCTAATTTTAATGTAACTGCAGCAGGTGGTATTAACTTAACAAGAACAAATGCAGTAGGTAATGGTTCTGCCCATTATAGTGTTGTATTTAAAAATTCTGATAGTGCAGTAGCTGCGTTTAATACAATAAATAGAACAGGTGGAACTACAAGTACAGGCACAGGATATGAGTTAAATATATCTACGGCAGGAGCAGGTTATATAACACAATCTACAAATGGTGTTGAAAGAACAAGAGTAAAGTCTACAGGTCAAATGCGATTCGTTCCTTTAGCAGCAGACCCATCAGGTGCAGAAGCAGGGGATGTTTATTATAATTCAACAATCAGTGCTTTGAAACTTTACGATGGTACAGTTTGGAGAACAATAACAGTAATCTAAAATATAATAATATGACAAATTTTCAATGGGTAATCCCACAAGATTCAATGGTAACTGCAAAAGCAATAGATAATATGACTGATGTAGTAATACAAGTAAACGCTTACAGACAAATTAGTGATGAAACTACTTCTACTCAAATTCCTGTATGTGTAGGCTTAACTCCACCAACAGAAGGATTCATTCCTTATGAGGATTTAACTTATGACATAGTATGTGGTTGGTTAAATGAAGGAACAGATGTAGTAGCTTTAGATGCAGAATTAGCAGTTCAATTGGACAATATAATTAACCCAAAGACAATAGTCTTACCAAATCCTTTCTAATATGGCAATAGCTAATATAACAAACAACATTCTAACTGATAGCGGTGTAGCTACAAGTTCTTTGCAGCCAACTATTACTTTAACAACTACCGGAACAAGTGGTGCAGCTACATTAGTAGGAGCAACTTTAAACATTCCACAATATCAAGCGGCAGGTACTTATGTTACTTCGGTAACGGCTTCTGCTCCTTTAAGTTCAAGTGGAAGTACAAACCCTAATATAACAATAACTCAAGTTAGTTCAACAGTTGATGGTTATCTTTCATTTAGCGACTACAATGTATTTAGTGGTAAAATATCAGGTTCGGGTACTGCTGGATATATAACAAGATACACAGGTTCAGGTAGTACAATAGGCAATAGTGGACTTTATGATGATGGTACAACTGTATCTTTAATCAGTAGAGCATTAAGCGGTTCAAGTGCAAGTTTTGGTTCATCCGTTACTGCTACATCATTTGTAAAAACAGGTGGTACATCTGCTCAATTCTTAAAGGCAGATGGTTCGGTAGATAGTTCAACTTACTTAACAACAAGTTCAGCTGCATCAACTTACCTACCATTAGCGGGGGGAACTTTAACAGGTGCTTTAAATATTAATGTATCAAGTGGAACGGCAATGAATGTAGCAGGTAATGCTATATTTAGAGGAGATACAGGAGTAGGAACACCAAGACAATTAATTATACAAAGTGGTGGAAGTACACCTGTTTATTTAGAGGCAAAGGGATATGGTGCGAATTACCAAACTGATTTTGGGATTAGAACTTACAACAATGTAGGAACTGCGTTTGAAGTATTTTATGCAGATAGTTCGGGAAGGGTTGGTATTAATCAAGTTTCTCCTAGTTATCAGCTAGATGTTAATGGTACAGGAAGGTTTAGTGGGAATTTAACATTTGGTGGCTCAGGAGCATCTTGGTTATATGGATATAATAGTACTCAAAAATTTGGGTATACAGGTAATGGAACAAATTATTTATTTAGTGGTGGAACTGCTTTTAGAATAAATAATCAAGCAGATACATCAAGCTTGTTAATTTTAGCAGATTCAGGAGCAGCTACATTTAGTGGTATAGTTCAAGCTAATGGTGCATTTAGACAATTTGCAGGAGCAGGATATTATGCAGATTTTGCTTATAATGGAACTACATATAATTTAGGAAGTAGTGAAACAACTGATAATATTGATTTTAAAATAGCAGGAGGCGGAACTTTTACAACAGGTGGTGGATTTAGATTTTTTACTCAAGCAGGTGGTTCTACTCCTGTTGAAAGAATGCGTATTACAAGTGGTGGCAATGTAGGTATAGGAACAGGCAATAGTGCTGCAATATTAAGACCATTAAACATAAAACCTGCAACTGACATACCACAATTATATTTAGTACAAAGTAATAATGATGCAGGTGGTTGGATGATGAGAGCGGGGGTTGACGGGCATTATCATTTAATTTCATATCAAGGAAGTGAATCTGAAAAATTAACAATAAGATATGATACAGGCAATGTATTAATAGGAACTACTACTGCAACTAGCCAAAAATTAACTGTTAATAGTGCTACTGCAGCAGGTCAAGTTAGAATTACAGGAGCAGCACCTACCGTTTACTTTACGGATACCGTAACTGACCCTGCAAATTATGTAGGATTAGTAGGATTAGCAACAGCTACTAATAACTTTTTTACAGGAACGGCAGCGGGTGATTTTGTAATGTATAATCAAGTTAATGGTTATAAATTATTTGTTGTAAATTATAGCGGTGGAGTTTACTTAACAAGTGGTGCAACATCTTGGACTGCTAACTCGGATATTAGACTAAAAAACATAAATAGTCATATTGAGAACGCAGTTGAAAAATTATCTACTTTGCAAACCATAAACTTCTCATACAAAGATGACAAGTTTAAAAAACAAAATCTTGGTTTAATAGCACAAGAAGTAGAAAAGATATTCCCCGAACTAATAGATAAAAATAATGACGGAATGTTAGGGGTAAGATATACGGAATTAGTGCCTGTATTAATAAAAGCAATTCAAGAACTTAAATTAGAAATAGAAACTTTAAAAAATAAATAAAATGAAAGAAATTCAACCAATTCAAATGTGGCAAAATGGTGTATTCGTAGAAGCAATATACCTTAATGCTTGGTCATCGCTTGTTATTTTAGGAACAAGTGCAACATTTTCTTATAATATTTTAGATGCTGCTCAACAAAGATTACAAGATGGAAGTGTAACTATGACAGGAGAAGATTATGCTAAATGGGGAGTTAACGACCAATATGCTTGGGAGTTCGTAGCTACAAGTTTAAACCTTACAATCATAGGTGATTATGTTCCACCTGTGCCTGAAGTAGTTGCTGAAGTAACCGAATAGTACTAATTTTGGCAAAACCAATATTATGACACCAAAAGAAAAGGCACAAGATTTAGTAAATAAATTTAGACTATCCGCTATATTTACTGATTCCTATGTAAAAGCAATTGCAAAAACGGCAGTAGATGAGATATTAGAATCATTAGGATATAAAAAATTAAGTGATTCACCATACACAACATTAGAAGCAAGGCAATATTATGTGCAAGTAAAACAAGAGATAGAAAACCTATAACAATTAACTATATTTGTAAAAAATCAACAATGAAATATCAACAACTCAACACCCTAGTCGCATCAATTAATGCGGTTATTGGAAACTCTGAAAGTAAGACACAAAAAAAACTTGTAAAGATTTATGAAAAAGTCAAATCCCACCACGAAAGCTATCAAGCCCAAGTTGAAGAACTCCGCCTTGATAACGCATCAACCGATGATAAAGACATTTTATTATTGGATGAAAAAGGTGGCTACAAATTTACTAAAGAAAGTATCAAAAAGCTAACTGCTCAAGTAAAAGAACTAGGGGAAAAGGAGTTTGACTTTACTCCTATTGAAGTGGTTAATTCTTCAGGACTTAAAGAATTTACATTCCTTCAAGATTGGACAACAGGTATCGCATTTATAACAGAAGAAGAAGAGGAATTGTAATGAACACAACTTTATTTATTATTGGTCAAGCCATCATTATCATTGCTGGTTTAATTGGAATCTATGTTAAGATAAGTCTTAAACTAAAAGAATTAGAAATCCGTGTGAGTATGGTTGAAAAGCAAGATGATACTTTGAGCAAAAAACTAGACCATATTAGCGACCAAATAAATAAGTTAGCTATTGCGATGCAAAACAAACAAGACCGATGAAGGACATAATAACTGCCATATTAATAATAGCGGTTTTAGTGTTGGTTCTTGAGCCAAAGAAAGAAACAAAGCCGATAGTAATAACGAAGTACGATACTATCGTAGAGGTTAAAAACATAGTAAAATATAAGAGGGGTGAAAGCATCCCTTTTGTAGTTTTAGATACAATCGTTAAAATAGATGAGGTTCACGATACTATACGCATAATATCCGATTATAACCGCATTTATGCGTATTATGACACTTTAAAGCTGGATTCCGTACAATATGTTTATGTCAGCGACACCATCAGCCAAAACAAGATACTTGGAAGGGGATATGGAGGGCATTTCGTAGAGAAAACCATAAGAATAGAAACCACCAAGACACTACCACCTAAATTTGCGGTTTATTGGGGTGTTTTAGGCGATTATAGGGAGTTTGACAAGAAAGTAGGGTTCGGCTTTGGGTTAGCTTTTAAGATGCCTAAAAATGGCTTATTTACGCTAGGTGCTACAACTAACCAATATTCAATAGGAATTTATAAAAAGTTATAATATGATACCAATTAAATTTAAGGAATTTGCATCCAACCCTGTTGTGGGTACTTTGTTTGTGGTTTTAGTAGCCATTGGCTATTTGTACGTTGATGTGCGTTCTACCTTTCAAGGTCAGGCTAAAAATCAAGATGTAAAGATTGAGAAACTAGAAACTAGGCTGGATGTGGTTACAAATGCTTTACGCAGATGTGATTCAAGTTTAGCAGCAGCAAGTACAAAACTTTCTACTTTGGAACAATTAGGTAAAATTCAAAAGATTAACTAATGAAATATTTATTTATTTTATTCTTATTTGGTTGCGGGGTATCTGCTCAAAAGATTGACAAGGATGTTGAGTTTGAGGAGTTAATGAAGCAAGTAAATGCAACTAATGTAAAATCTGCAACAGTTCTAGCAAAGGCAACTAAAAAGGAAAAGCAATTAGTTACAAATGCAGTTGCAACCATTACCCAAATGAAAAGCGAAATTAGTGAACTAAAGAGTGAAATAAGTCAATTTAAAGTTGATACAATCTACATTCACGATACAGTTCTAATTAAAGAAAAAAAGAACTTTTGGGGTAAGACTAAAACCGATACAACTAATTAAGATGAAGCAATTTTTTACCGAAGATAATGGAAGGTTATCTATGAAGCGTTTATGTGGTTTGATGTGCGTTGTAGCGTTATGTATTACAATGTATCACAATTCATTTAGTGAGTTAAGTAAAGCACCCAGCGAGGCTTTGGTTTATGCGGTTGCTAGTTTGGCTTTTGGTTGTTTAGGTTTAACAACGGCAGAGAAAATATTTAAAAAGAAAGATAATGATTAGCAAGAAAAGCCTAGAAATGATTATCCAACACGAGATTGGAGGCAGAGCGTATTATGATAAAAAGCTACAAGGTCCAATATGGGCTGGTGGCGAAAGCGGGGTTACGATAGGATTTGGATTTGATATGGGTTACACTAGCGATAAACAATTTATGCTTGATTGGTCAGGTGTAATCAATTTGAATTATATAAACGCATTACGACCAACAATAGGAGTAAAAGGAATACAAGCAAAGGCGATGCTTAAAGGCGAAATATTAAATGTTAGGATTCCATACAATACCGCATACGAAGTTTTCGTTAAGAGTTCACTGCCGAGATACTACGCAATGACTAAAAAGATTTATCCTAATATGGATTTACTAAACGATGACACTAAAGGTGCTTTGGTTTCAGTAGTTTATAACAGGGGTAATAGATTAGAAGGGGATTCAAGGGCAGAAATGAGGGCAATAGTTGACCTGATTGCTAAACAGGATTATGAAGGTATTGCAGAGCAGATTGAAAAGAGTAAAAGACTTTGGGAAGGGAAAGGTCTTGATGGTTTAGTTACAAGGAGGGAATCGGAGGCTGACTTGGTGCGTGATTCAATGGCATAAACAAACACAATTATATGGCAACTCCCAACACGCTTAAAACAAAGCGTAGGCGACTATTCTTTGATATAGAAACTTCGCCAAACATTGGATTGTTTTGGGAAGCTGGATATAAAAAGAACATTGATGTTTCAAACATTATACAAGAACGAGCCATAATATGTATATGTTATAAATGGGAAGAAGAAAAAGAGGTTCACTCTTTGCAATGGGATTCAAAGCAGAATGACA